GGTATGACAGGTATTGGTTCAGGTGTTGTTTTGGGTTATGATATGAAAAGAGCGGCTAAAATGGTTAAAGAAGAAAACGAAAGAGTTGCTGGACTTATTGGAATCAACAAATCCGCAAGAACAACAACTGTTAAACCATCAGGTACCTCATCATTGGTATTGGGAACATCATCAGGAATTCACGCTTGGCATAATGACTTCTATTTGAGAAGAATTCGTGTAGGTAAAAACGAATCAATCTATTCATACTTGGCGATTAATCACCCTGAGTTGATTGAAGATGAGTTTTTCCGTCCTCACGATACTGCAGTAATTACTATCCCACAAAAATCACCTGAAGGTTCAATCATTAGACACGAATCAGTATTCCAAATGTTGGAAAGAGTTAAGAAAGTTTCTCAAGAATGGATTAAACCAGGACACAGAAACGGACAAAACACACACAACGTATCTGCAACAGTTTCAATTAAAGAAGATGAGTGGGACTTGGTTGGTGATTGGATGTGGAACAACAGAGATTTCTACAACGGGTTGTCAGTACTACCTTACAACGGAGGAACTTACACACAAGCACCTTTTGAAGATTGTACTAAAGAAGATTTTGAAAGATTAGTTAAAACATTGTCGGATGTTGATCTTACAAAAGTAATTGAGTTACAAGATAACACTGACTTACGAGGAGAAGCTGCGTGTGCCGGTGGAGCGTGTGAAATTATCTAATATGAAAGTAACTTGGGGTAACGATATAACGCTAACATATCAAGTAATGTTAGCGTTTTATAACCAAAGAAAAAAGAATTAAAATGAATGTAGGAGCATCTAAAGATTGGGTACAACAACTATATGTTAGAGAGTTTGGGCCAAAACTTCAACAAGACGAATTCTATTATGATAAACAAGGTAGAATGGTAATGACTGAAGAGTACCATAAACGTAGAGGGAGTTGTTGTGGAAATGGGTGTTTACACTGTCCATACGAACCAAGACACAAAAGAGGTAATATAGTACTACAAGAATCCCAACAATAAGTTGGGATTTTTTTATTTTATATCTATTTATAAGAAAATTCGAGACATTATATTTATTATATATGGCAGACGGAACAACTTATGGTATAAATTTTCCTTTTAGAGAAAGTCCTAAAGGTTATTACCTTTCTTTATCTGAAGAAAGTAGTGAAGAAATTAGAAGTGATTTGTTACATTTAATTCTTACTAAAAAAGGAACAAGATATTATTTACCTGATTTTGGTACAAGAATTTATGAATTTATTTTTGAACCGTTAGATGGGGAAACATTTGAAAGTATCAGATCAGACATTGAAGCACAAGTTGCGAAATATATACCAAACTTAACAATTAATAATATATCAATTGAACCCTATTTAGAAAGTGAAGAGGCTCCTGGAGATTTAAATTATGAATTATTAGGTCAGGCAAGTATTTATCGTATACCCGGACAAAACACAGGTGAATATACCGCAAAAATAAAAATAGACTACACTGATGAAGCTAAAGCGTTTGGAAGTAGAGAGTTCGTTATAATTAATGTATAAAAATGGCAAATAATAGAATAAACTATACTGAAAGGGATTTTGAAGGTTTAAGACAAGATTTAATAAATTACACTAAACAGTATTATCCCGAACTTATTCAGAACTTTAACGATGCTTCGGTATATTCTGTATTGATGGATTTAAACGCTGCGGTTGCGGATAACTTACACTTCCATATTGATAGAAGTATTCAAGAAACCGTATTACAATATGCGCAACAAAGGTCTTCAATATATAATATTGCGAGAACCTACGGGTTAAAAATTCCTGGATATAGACCATCCATCGCGTTAGTTGACTTTTCGATTACAGTACCCGCATTAGGGGATGCTGAAGATAGTAGATATTTAGGTATTTTAAGAGCAGGAGCTCAAGTTAACGGAGGGGGGACAACATTTGAGACTGTATATGATATTGACTTCTCAACCCAATACAATCAAGAAGGTTATGTAAACAGAACCAAGATACCGACGTTTGATGCTAATAATAAAATTATAAATTATGTTATTACTAAAAGAGAGATTGTAGTAAACGGAACAACAAAAGTATTTAAAAAAATTATTAATCCGGTAGATGCTATACCATTCTTTAGTTTATTTTTACCTGAAAGAAATGTTTTAGGTGTAACGGGTGTTATACAAAAAGACGGAACTTCATACCCTGGAGTACCAACATATAACGACTTCATCACTTCAACTAATAAATGGTATGAGGTGGATGCGTTAGCTGAAGACACTGTTTTTGTAGAAGACCCAACAAAACCTGTTGACGATGCGGGTGTTAAGGTTGGTAAGTACATTAAAACACAACAAAGATTTATTACTGAATATACTCCTGAAGGGTTTATGAAAGTACAATTTGGTGGAGGAACAACAACACCTGACGACCAATTAAAACAATTTACAAATACAGGGGTACCTTTAAATATTAATAATTACCAAAATAATATTGGATTAGGGTTAACGGTAAAACCTAACACCACATTGTTTATACAATATAGAATTGGTGGTGGTTTAGCGTCTAACGTGGGTGTTGGAGTTATTAATCAAATAGGTACTGTAGATTTTGCGGTAAACGGTCCGTCAGACTCTGTTAATAGAAACGTAGTTCAATCCTTGAGTAGTAATAATGTTACTGCAGCAATTGGAGGAGCTAACCCACCATCAACAGAGGAAGTAAGAAATATGGTTAGTTTTAATTTTTCTGCACAAAAAAGAGCGGTCACTATTAATGACTACAAATCGATTATTGACACAATGCCTGGAAGATACGGGGCGCCCGCTAAGGTATCTATCACTGAAAAAAATAATAAAATAATTGTACAGATATTATCATATGACGATACAGGTAAATTAACACAAGTCGTTTCTAACAACTTAAAAACAAATTTAGCCACATATCTTTCTAAGTATAGAATGATTAATGATTACATTAGTCTTGATGTTGCAAAGGTAGTCGATTTAGAATTTGAGTTATTTGTTGTTTTAGAATCAACACAAAACCAAGGACAAGTGATAACCCAGTTAATTGACCAGATATCAAATTATATGTCACCTAATAATAGAGAACTTGGACAGAATGTTAATATATCTGATGTTAGAAGGTTAGTACAAAATACTGCGGGAGTAATAACGTTGTCGGATTTAAAAGTCTATAATAAAGTTGGTGGTCAGTATTCATCATCACAAACATCACAAAGATATTCGGATAACGCAACAAAACAAATACAATTGATTGACGATACAATTTTTGCAGAACCCGACCAAATATATCAAATTAGGTTTGATAAAAAAGACATTAAAATACGTGTTAAAAACCTTAAAACTGTCGACTTTACTTAAGATTATTTATTTTATTAACTTATCTGTTACTTTTAAAAATACATACATAACTATTTATTTTTAAAAAGAACATGCCCAAAAGTTATCGTTTAAGAACCCAATTGGGGTCAGACAAAAACATACGAATAAACATAAATCAAGATTTTGATTTTTTAGAAATCTTATCATTAAAGTTAAGACAGGAAGACGTTTATACTCGTTTTTGTGCTGATTACGGGGTGGTTGCCGGAAGAGTTGTCGTTAACGGCGGGTACGGTGTACCAAACGCAAACGTTTCAGTTTTTATCCCTTTAGACCAAATGGACGAAAATGACGTTGTCATTTCAACCCTTTATCCATATAAGAGTGCAACTGAAAAAAATGAAGATGGGTATAGATATAACCTACTACCTTACAGACAATCTTATGGTGGTCACACACCGACAGGTACGTTCCCTGATAAAGAGGATGTTCTCACAAGGTCTGAGGTGTTACAAGTGTATGAGAAATACTATAAATTTACCGCAAAAACAAATGATAGTGGAGATTTTATGATTGTTGGAGTTCCGTTAGGTATTCAAACAATTGTTATGGATTTAGATTTATCTGATATGGGTTGTTTTTCATTAAGACCATCCGATTTAATAAGAATGGGTTTAGGTACCCCTGACCAATTTGACGGAGACGAATTTAAATCATCAACAGATTTAGCATCTTTACCACAGATTATAAATTTTACAAAAAATATCGATGTCACTTCATTTTGGGGTGAAGAAGAATTATGTAACATAGGTATTACAAGAACCGATTTTGATTTACGAGAACTTGGAATCACATTGAAACCACAAGCTATTTTTATGGGGTCATTATTTTCAACATCAAATGAGGATTATTTAAGAAGTAATTGTAAACCAAAAAAAGAAACGGGTAGTTTATGTAATTTAGAGACGGGGCCGGGTAAAATATTAGCATTAAGACATACAATAGATTATGATACAAACGGAAGACCAATCCTTGAAGAACATAAATTAGAGAATGGGGGTAAAGTTGTTGACGATGATGGTACTTGGTTAGTTGAGGTACCTATGAATCTAGAATATGTTACTACTAACGAGTTTGGGGAACAAGTTATTTCTAATGATCCGAGTGTTGGAATACCAACAAAAGGAAGGTATAGGTTTAGAGTGCAGTACCAAAATGAGGACGGTGAAGATAACACAATAATGAGGGGGGATTACTTAATCCCAAACGTTAGAGAATATGGATGGGGAATTGATGGTGAATATCAGAACGTTAACCAAACACAACAATTAAAATCATATGCCTTCAGTTTAGATTGGGACGATTATGCCGACCAACAAGCCGCTATTAATTGTGAAGATAGTTTCTATGAATTTAATTATAATAAAGTTTATACCGTATCTAATTTTATCGATAGATGGAAATGGGGGTATAATAGATATAGACATTTAGGGATAAAAGAAATTGATAGTAGGAATTGTAATCAAAATAATAAGTTTCCAGTTAATGACGGAGTTAGAAATTTTGATTTTATATTTTTCTTATTTAATATAATGGTGACATTAATGACACCAACTATTGTCACACTAATCATAACGCTACACGTTTTAGCCCTTTTATATCCAATATTAAGAGCCATAGTTAATATAGTAATATGGATAATAAATGTTATTATTTATGGGATTTGTATTGTCGTTGCTGCGATTAGTCCCTCACTTACGACTGACGACTGTAAAAAAACAACCATCACCCCATTGTCCGATGAGAATCCTTTTAAACGGATATCATTACCTATGATGTCATACCCCGATTGTGAAGCGTGTCCGTGTGAAGATTTGGGGTTAGATGGAGATGCTGGACAATTTAATGAACAGGCACAAATAACTATAAGTAATGCGAATTTTAGTAACTTAATAAATTCTAATAGTTTAGTTTCTTATGTAAATTTTACGGCACAGCCACAACCAACTAATAACAATTTTAATAATGGGATAAGACAATACCTTTCGGGGTATCAGTACGTTACCGGATCAAATGCTGCTAATTTTATAGATGTTGACCCTAAAATGGCCAAATTACCAATCGCTGAAGTACCAAGACAAGGGGGTGGTTATAAATATTTAGGTTACGATGCGACGTTATCACAATCATTAAATTTAGCAAATTTAAGACAAAGATATTTTGACGGAGAAAACTTAATAAGAACTACCGTGATGAATACAAACCCAACCACTAATGTTGTTGAACCATCCGATCCGTTTACAGATAACATTTTAATGATTGTTTGTGACCCCGGAACCTTAACCCTTTTAACCGCAGGAAGTTTAGTTTCATTTCACGATACCACATTATTAAACGACCCTAACATTTCAGGAGGTACAGTTAATCAATTTAACACTAAAAATATTACAGGAGCAACAAACCCCAACCAACAAAACTTAATAACTAAAACTGTTAATTATATTAATACTTCAGGTAACTTAGCGACCGCTAACATTAAAATAAAAATTACCGAAGACGGTAAAGAATACAAATATGTTGCAGGTAACGAGTACTTCCAAGTAATTACAGGTGGTACGGTATTTAATTTTTCAGGGATGACTAATTATGCGTCAACAACCTCACTATTAGGTAAATATATATTTAATAAAACACAAAAAGTATGTTATTATGAGACCACAAGTCCTGGGGGACAAGTTTGTGTAACCACTAAACCAATAACACAATATTCGTTAGCTGAAAATCAAGAGATTATATTTTTAACAAGAGGTACCGACCCGTACACTCAAAAACAAAATATTAGATACGATCTTTCACCTTTATTTGGTTATACGTTCGGTAATGGGCCTATAGTTGAGGGTAGTTATTATTTGAATATACCTATACAAAAAAATACTGACACAATATCTAGTAATATCTTATGGAGAAATGATTATAAGACTCCTGAAACACACCAAATAACTAGTAACAATAATAATGTTTTATATCATAAGGCATATTCTTTCACACCTGATATTAATGCTTTTAGTGCGTTTACAAATAATATACCTTATTATTATAACTCGACAGATAAGTCAAGGGCAACACATACAGCATTTCCAAACGATATCCTTAACCTATCTCAATTTACTTTACCTGTAGGTGTTTATAGTGACATTGCGTGTAACGGGGCTGAGACAGGTAAAAGTACTATCGGGTTTCAGTATGGTCAAACTATCATCACCTCACCAACTAACGACCCGTTTTATACTTGGTTAGGGCCGGTGGCTCCAAACTTCTTCAGTTTTAAAACTAACACCGACTATGTAAACTATTATAACGCTGGTGGATTCTGTAACCCAACAATTACTTTTAATGGGTTCTTCCCTTGTACGTCAGGTAACATCGGGGCCTGTGAAAACCAATCCTCAAATAGACCTTATTACTTAGTTAATCCTAATATAAATTACGGTGACATTGTGTATGACGTTTATATTGCGGCTAACGACCCAGGTAACATTCCGTTATATGGAGAATTTGATTCGGTTACGGGTAATTACCGATGGATACCACTATTCTATCAGGGAGTCGACCAAAATAATAATCCGACTTGGTCTTATGCGGTTGCAGTACAAGTGGGGGCTAACGGTGAGGTTTTAGATTGGTTTGCGTGTACAGGAACTTGGCAAGGATCAACATCTACCACATCGACTTGTACAACATCACCACAAGGTAATATTGAAGGAGGTACACTGTTGGGAGGTTATTCCGCACAGGGCACTTATATGGATTTAAACCCAACATTAAGGCAAGATAGGGTTTACTCACCAGCATACCACTTAGATAATTTACCTAACATTACTATATCAAATTATGAAAAGATTGTATTTAGATCTGATAGATTACCAACGTCAGATAATACTGAAGTCTCAGGTAACACATCATATTCATTACATTTAAATGATAAGTTTAAAATTTATTCAATAAATGGTGAGGGAGGACTAACAGTGGTACCTACCTCAAACTTAACTGCCACCGATAATACTAATAATTCTCAAGATATCACAGGGGACACCTCAAATGCATTAACAGATGCGGTTTTAAATAGTTTAACTTGTGAAAACATGACAACACTATCTTGTTATTCAGGTAGTGGACAATTCTTTGGAGTAACAGACCCTTGTGCCGATAATCAAACAGGTAAAAATAATGAAAATAAAAGAGTTAATGGTGGTTGTTATACATTTGTTGATAACCCATTGATAGTATCAATACCTGATGATATCAAATATTTTAGAGAATGGAGAGCAAGATTTAGACTAACCTTTGGTGCTTGTCGAGGGGTCTTTTCACAAGTATTTCAAAATAATTGGTTAAATGGTACGTTATATATGTTCTCATTTAAAAGACAAACAATATATAATGTACAGGGACAACCCAAAAAATATAAATTCTGTGGTACTTTAGATAGTATATACCGAGAAGGTCAGGGGCCGATTTTTTATACTGAAGGAACGACTAATTCGTTATTTTACAGGTCAACACCTTACGATGGTAATAATTTTGTTGGTCAAGTACCCGAAAAGGCAACATTCTTTAGTGGTTACGCGCCAGCAAACTTTAAAGGGATGAATGACAGAAACTTATTCTTCCCGACAACAATTATGGATTTAGGCCCTAGAGACTTATACTCTAAAGAGATATGTGCCAACCCAAATTTTGAGGGGTATTTAATGAGTACTATGAAAAGTACTTCATATAATGACCCTTCAGATATACTACAACTATCTTTTATTTCTAGATTAACTAACACCAATTTTAATAATCAAATAGTGTCTTATGCAGATGCATCGATTAATAGATTCTTTTCAAGAAGTGAGGATAGGTTGGATGGGGATATTACACAATTATTCAGCATTAATTCTGAGTACGGTATAATACCTTTTGGTGATGAAGAGTATTCAGATAACGACTTATTTGTCCAAAGCACTCAAGGAACTGATGCGTTAGTTGGTATATTCTTTTCTTCAAGTAGTGTTAATAGAAAAGTATTATCACCTGGAGTTCAAACTTTTTCAACAACACCACCACTTTTAAATTATTTTGGGTATACTAAAACACAAAGAGTCCCAATGTATAAATGGAAAATAAGCCCTTCTGATGGTACTATTTTTGGGGCGGACACAAATGATTGGGATACCGATATTAGTGGTAATGGTTTTTACTCTCAAAAATATCAATCATTAAGTTTTGAATATGCTCCTGTATCACCATATTTTAATAACACAATTACGGGGAATAAGGGGTATATTTATAATCAAGACATTAATGGTAACGGGGATCCAAATTGGGGGTCAATACAACCAACAAGTTCTTATGTTGTTGGGGCACCATTCCATTTTTATTTTGGTCTTAATAAAAATAAAACAGCATTAAATAAATTCATAACTAAATACATAGGATTATAAGATGTCTCAAGAAAAAGAAATACGAATAGTTTTGGGGTCTAAAAGATATGCTTCTAGCACCGATAAAGGTGTTTGGATGCAATTACCACTTAAAGGTGATAGACGAACTATGGTTGAGGGTGATAGGTCTTTAGTTGTTAACCAAGAAATTGAATTTAATAATGAAAGACAAAGTAGTGGTAAAATACGAATTGCCGGTAAACTGGTTAATTTATTTAATAATGTTGTGAGTGGGTCGACACAATACTTCCCATATAAAAATAACTTATATTATACTAATTCTGTAAACAATGCGATATCTAATAGTGTTAACCCTAACTCCGCTTGGGATGGGTACCCACAATTTTATGAATTTACATTTTTAAGAGAACAAGGGATAAGTGGTCACAACACATTTATGCCTAAAAGTTCAACCACATATAATTGGATGACATATATAACATATCCGTATAGTAGTGATACGACACAGTTGATGTCATATACTAGTGAAAAATATAGTGTTACTAATTCTAATTTTACTGTTAGTGACGGGATTCCTTTTGTTATTGATACGGGTAAATTTAACGGTAAAAATTTGGTTTATTTTTATTGTGGAACAAATCATAACCTTTCTATTGGGGAGTACATCGAAATAAAATTACCACAACAACCAAACGGTATAGGAGGTAAATATGTATTCCAAGTATATTCAATAGGGGACGGAACATATGGATCAACAAATAACGTATTCACAATTTATGATTTAAAGTTTCCGGTAAACGACATTCAAACAGGTACGTACGGTAATTTTAAAAGAATAAAGAACATTAATAACAGTGGAGAAACAAAATCTAGATATTACGTCAGATTAAATAAGATATTAACAAATGTTGAAGATTGCAATATATTTAAATCAGGATTTGATAAAAATGCATTTATATCAAAATCAAAGGTCGAGTATTCTGCCCTAACACCTGATAACATACAGAGAGTATCAATTAAAGACGACAATCAAAACTATTCATTTACGTTTAATAATGATATTGATATTACATATTTAAATGACAACAATGGGAAACCAATAACAGAATTATTTTTAACCATAGTTGAAAGAGGTTATATGGGTTACTTTAACCCCCCAAGCACAACACAATTAGGATTACCAACAGGATTAGACATTGGATGGGAGTTTAACTTTTTAAAAAACTCAGTCGATACTTGGTGGAACCACTCATCAACATTAAATAAAGATAACATTCCACTATCAAGTTATAATGTAAACGGATTGAATTTTTACTATAACGAGATATTACCGAAAGGTGCGGTTTTAAAAGGAGATTTTTGTGAGTATAATGACATAGAACAAGAAGAGTATGTGTTATCACCATCTGTACATAAATATTCATTTAACCCATCATTATTGTGGGATACTTCTCCTGTTACATACCCAAGTGGGTATATTTATAACCCCCACCATAGTATAAGGGTTAGGTATTTTAGTGATTATATTGAAACGGGTATTAAAGATGAGGTTGTAAATATACCTGATTATGCTTGGTTTTCACAAACAGAACAAACATTTTATTGGAAAGATTTATACGCTTATGGATATATTGATGGTGACGGCATTGGGTTAAATTTACCATTTATTAATGGTGCTCATTACCCGTTTCAAACAATATTATTTAAACAATATCCACTACAAAGATCGATGCTTGTAAATACAAATCAAATAAACAATATAGAAACAGACGATTGTGAATAATTACAGATTCTCATACGATGGTAATGATAAAAGTATAAACATCCCTGTCGAAATTAATTTCGATATGGAAGGAAGAGAACAGGCCATAGAAACGTACGAACAAGAGATAAAGCAGGCATCAATTAATCAAATAAATGATTTTGAATTAACTAGATTTAGTCATTCTCCTTGGGATAGTAATATAGATAAGACTGAAGTTTGGTATCAGTTTAATTTTTTTAACCCTTTTGGTAATACTGATTTTTTAAATACATTACCTGCCAGCACTGAATGGTTAGATGACTACGAATATGCGACATTTACGGATGAAGAAATTTATTACTTTGCTAACTCATTTAAAAAGAGTTTTTTTAAAATGGATTTTTACGATAACTCTAATTCTGAAACCCAAAAATTACTATTTAGTGTCGTGTTACCAACACAACAAGGATTAAAAGAACCTGGAACACTTTTTAACAACCCAAACCTACAAGTTTTAGTTAAAAAACCAAAAATGGTTTTGGATTTTATTGGTGCAGATAAAGAAGGGTTTTTTCTATATTGGTTAAAGAATCAAACATTTTTAAGTCAGACGGAAATGTATATGTCCTGTAAATTTTTTAATGCTAAAAAAGGTCAATTTGTTAGAATGATGAATACGTCACAAAGTAATTTTAATGGGCCTAACATTTACGACTTTAACAAAGGTCAGTACTTTTACTATAAAATAGTAATTAATTATGATAACTACGAATATAAAGTATATAGAGAACAACCTGTATTGTCGGGGTCACCACTACTATTTAGAGTTGGTGACGGGACTAATAACCCAATAAACTGGTATGAATACGTTAACCCATAATGGAGAGTCAAACATTGTTTTATAGAATATCGCCTGAAGTATTAAAGAGTGATATATTTTTAGAAACCTATTCGGGGGATACCGGTCTAAATACTTTTGGACTGTATAGTGGTATGTCTTACGTTTTAAGTGGAGGTACGGGAGGAACGTCACTATTAACGGGATTAACAATACCAATTTTATTTACAGAATCATATAATGACATTGGTATATATAGTGAGTTTGATGGGTTAGCACTACAAAAAGATATTATTACTAATTTTCTTTATTCAGGATATAATCAATATAATTTATATCAGGTTAGACTATATAATACATCAGAAAAACTAAAAAAGAATTTTTTAGAATTTACAACATTTACTATAGATTGGGGTGACGGGTCACCAACAGAAATTTTAAACACATCAAATGACCACACATATAACGTTTCAGGAAATTATACGATTAGTATGTCTGGAAATAATGTTTGGGGGTTAACAGTCATACAAAAACCGATATCTATACCATTAAGTGGTGCGACAATTGACAACCCTAACGGTGCGATTACTTATACCCCGATGGGAGGTAGTTGGCCAGCAAACACACAAACAATTGATTATATCTTTCAAGGAGATAACGATAATCAATTATCGGCACAAACATCAGATAATTATACGACAGTACCATTCAATGTTTCGGGATATACTAAATCTAAAATAAATGATCTTAGAAGATACGGGTCGACACCATATAGTGTTGGATACCAATTTTTTAAAAATAACGAACTTTTAGGTCAGATAGATGCTATGACACCAGATTACACTTCGTATACAATAAATAATATTGTTTACTATGATTTACCTAACGGTAAGACTTTTTATATAGTATCATCCTCTGGTTTAACCGAAAATGACATTGTGGTTTCGGCAATTACAAAAAATGAATATTTGTTAGATTTTGTAATGGAACCTGAAATACAATCAGACATTTTTATTGAAAGAGGTAAATATTCTGCTTTTGAGTCATTACAGAGACTTGGTGAAGTTGACAACACTGGAGATATGACAACATACGGTTACGGATTTTATAAGATAAACGTAACATAAAAAAAGAAGATAAACTATTTATAGAATAAAAAAATGGCATTAGGAACATACGGAACAGTAAGACCTGCTGATGTATCACCGGAAGACGTTGATATAATATTACATTATACTGAATCAAGGGATGTAACGAATAATTTTTTATTAAAAAAATTAAACGCAAAAAGTATATTAACTCCATATTATAATAATTCTGATACCGGAGGTAATTCAGGAGTTGAAATATTAGGTGGATTATATAACTTAAAATTGCCAGCATCTGAATTTAATAAAATTGGAATATATACGTTATATATTAGACCTGCTGAGATAAGAACAACCATAACTGATTGTGGTGTATTATCCGCATTACCGAATGTAAAAGGTATTATTGTTGACTTAAATAACGTACCTACCATTTACAGAAACAAATTCACAAACCAAGGACTTGTTGGGTTTAGAGTTGAATATTTAAATTCCGACGGATCAAAAATTCCTAATTTTTATAGAATCGTAACATCTTCATTTTATTGTGAACCCGTTGTGACTGACCAAACAAATTCATCACAAAAATCAATAAGATATAGATACGTTGATGGAGGAAGTGACTTACTATTTTGTACACTTTCACCTACAACCGCACCAACAAACAAACCAACGGCAACCCCGTACATTGGGCAACCAAACCAAAACATAATAATATCGAATACGTTTTTTAACCCTATGACTATCGATATTCAAATGGCGGAACACGATTTAGATACTATTGCGATTGCTCTTTACGGTAATCAAACTAAGAGTATTGAGGATGGTATTTACACTATGTACGACAGTGCAGGTAACATATACAAACAATATAACCTATTTGAGGTTAGAGATAACTTTAATGAGTTACTATATGAAGTTAGACAAGATAGAGGTGGTAACATTGATTTTAGTAAAAACTTTACAAATATTATTAGTTAATGGCAAATAAAATATTTTACCCACCTGGTGGGTCAGGAACGTTTTCAAATAGTTTAGTAGGTCTACAAACGGTAGATGGTGGTGGACTTACGCAAGGTAATTTTGAATTCACTAGTGCCATATATGAAAAAGTTAATAGGTCATTTGATACGGGAGTCTTTTCTGAACCTTATACCTTAGAAACTTTAAAAATAGATAATATTGAGGAAACCAAAAGGATTATACAAAAAAACTTCAAAGTCTATCCAAACTTTGACATTTCACAAGTAACAAGTTTCTCACTATATGGGTCGTTACAAAAAAGAATGTCCGCATCGGTAACTAAAGTTATTAACTTTTTCCCTGCGGCAATTGAGGTCTATAGTACTCAGTCTTCAGGTATAATAACGTTACCTACCGCAACAAATATTAGTTATGATGTAAAAAATAATGAAACGACATTCGATACTAACGTCTTTTTATTTTCAAACCCATTTGGGATTGATTATTCTGTTAATGCTGCGAGAAACTTAGAAACAAGTCCAATACCAATATCAAAATATAGGGATATAACAAATAACTTTGAAAGTTATGCGTTGTATCTACAAGATTTAAGTACCGAATACAATATTGTTGACTTTACCCCAACACAGTCGTTAACAGGAGGTACCATAACAATAACAATTGAAGGGGATATCTTTAATTGTTTGACTAATCCAATTACACAATCAAATTTAACACTTATAATAAAACCTAATAACTTAACAACTGAAAGAATATTTAAAGATGATTTTGATGAAGTTGAGGATTTTCTATTAAATAGGAAGGGAACACCTTTATATACTTGTAATTTTAATTACCCTGATTATGATCCTGATGGTAATTACGTTATGTATAATAAAGTTTTAACTTGGAAGATAGGTGGTTATTGGAATTTAGATATTTCATCTAATAATTTTGAAACCTATTTAAGTGATTTACAAAAAATTGCAGAATCTTTAGACCTTTATAAAACTAATCTTATAAGTCGATTTTTAATTACAGGGGCGTTTAAAGAATTTGACACTCCTGACCAAAAAATTGAAAAAATACTACAAATATATGGTAGAAGTTTTGATGAGGTTAAAAAATTTATAGATGCTTTAGCAAATATGAATTCTGTTAATTATGTTGTCGGAAATGATATTCCTTCACAATTACTTACGAATTTAGCTCAGACTTTGGGATTAAACCCAAATATATCACCGATTACAAACGAAAGTTTTTTAACGTCGGTATTTGACCCAAACTCAAAACAAATATACGACGGACAACAAAAATCGGATACACCAACAGAACTTAACTATCAATATTATAGAAATTTAATATTGAATGCTTCGTATATGTTTAAATCTAAAGGAACTAGAAAATCTATAGAATATATTATGAGATTTATTGGTGCTCCTGACGCTTTAATTGAATTTAATGAAATCGTATATTTGGCCGATTCTAAAATTAGTATTGATAAATTTAATGAACAATACATTAAAATATCAGGAGGTACGATTTATAATGAAAAACCTGCATTAGACACAACAAACCTTTTTAGTTTACAAGGCGTACAATATACAGGATTTACAACTTCAGGTAATTTACAATTGGTTGATGCGGTTAAAGAAGATTACCCTATAGATGATTTAGGGTATCCTAAAATGCCACAAGAAAATGAAAATTATTTTTATCAAAAAGGGTCGGGGTGGTTTGAACAAACACCTGAACATAGATCAATTGAAGTTCCCGATTTAACTAATTCATCTTTTAATCCACAAAATCCGTTTTTAATATCATATTTACAACCGTTTAGTTATGGTGAAGAATATTTAGAAAGATATAGAAAATTCCCATTTATGGGAACATTTGGTTATAAGATAACAAGAACTATCGATAACCAAAAATCTTGGGGTAAGGATATTGAAAACAGAGTTGACAACCAACAGTTTAATGGGACTGATTATAAAACAACTAACGATGATTTAGTAATTAACACTAAAGTTATTGAACTATATTTGAATATGGGGCAAGGTATTACTTACGATGTATGGGATATGTCGGTTAAGTATGATTACCCTATACCTAATAGCGGATTAACCGCACCATACCCAACACCAGGAAATGTTGATTGGACATTTATTAACCCAAAACCAAAAGAAAAGACTTTCTTTGAGTTTGCTCAAAGTTTCTATAATAATTTTATTAATGTTAGAAATAGATGGACTATCTCTGACGGAAAAACAGGAGGATACCCAACACTACAATCTATTTTTTGGAGATATCTACAATCTAATGAGACTGTCGGTATACCTTCTAATAAGTTTACATATCAAAAAATGATAGACTTTACGTTAGGTTTGGGTGATTATTGGCAACGATTATTGGAACAAGTTGTTCCTGCAACAACCATTTGGATGACAGGACAAAAAATGGATAATTCCGTTTTCCATAGACAAAAAGTTGTATGGAGAAGACAACGAGGGTGCGTTTTTATTCCTGTTTCTTGTATTCCTTGTACGTATAATGGTCAAATATTTACTTATGATTGTATTGACCAAACACTAAACTGTAATATAACTAACCTATCTAATCCGTTATTTCCATCTGAAGTTTTAACGACATCAATTAATAACTTAATAACAAGTAGTGGATTTACACAATCACAATGCGACCAAACAAGTGTGGTTAGTAATTGGTACATCGATTGTCGTTTAGACAGTGACGTTTTAATACAAAGTTCATTTTTTACTGGGTACGGAGACGATACCCCAACATTAAATGAAATAATAACAGCTTTAAATACAGAATTAGATACTTTATATAGTTTTGGATTAAATTATTATATGGCGGGTAATAATGTGGTAATTAGTAATACTACTTGTTACGATAATTTTACAAATAAAAATTTCTACTTAAATATTGGAGTAGATATACAAATAAATTGCACAATTTAAAAAAATATAAAAAATGGCTTGCGTATCGGGATTAACCAATGGGATATATAGTTATGTTGATTGTTGTGGTATATTCCAAACAGGAATTTCACTCGGTCAAAGTATCTGTATAGATGAAACTTATTCGGGCAGTGCTGTTGGGGTATACATAGCAACAGGACAAACTTGTACACAAAGTTGTAATCCTGGTGTGTTAAGCTATTCATTTAGTGTTACGGGCACTTGTTTATCTTCTTCAGGTTCAACAGAAATAGTCGGAATAGGGGGTAACCCACCATATACGGTAGATAGTGTTGTACCAGGTACTTTATCGGCACAAACGGGTAATGGGCCATTTTTATTTACAGGATTAACAGGAGGGACATACGTATTTAGAATTAACGATTCTTTAGGTTTACAAAATAATGAAAGATTTATTAATGTTATAATTTCAGAATGTTTTGTTGCTGATATAACACAAACTATAGATGCTACTTGTGGTATAGATAATGGAGAAATTGCCGTTAGTGCAACCTCAACCTCATCTCCATATAATATAGTCCTTTATAAAAACGGTACATTATATGATATAAAAAATACCGCAACCTTACCGTATAATTTCACAAATTTAGGTGCGGGGTTATACTACGCAACTGTATTTGATTATGGTTCGGTAAGTGCTAACACACCAAATACTGTGGTTTATAGTGGTGAAGGTGTTGATTTTGGTATTTGGAAAGTTAACGCATCTAACTGTGTTATTAATACTGGAAAACTTGCAGTTACGGGGGTGACGGGTACAGGGCCATTCACTTATTTATGGGACACAAACGAAACCACACAACTAATTACAGGACTAACTGTTGGTACTTATAGTTGTACCGTTACTGATAGTGTTGGGTGTTCTAAAACTTTAAGTGAAACTATCGGAATTGCAGATCCATTAGCATTACAAGGGTATAGTAGCACCAACCCAAGTTGTTTTGCTTCTGATGGAACATTAACATATACCGTTTCTGGTGGAACCGTACCATTTTATTTTTCAGCAAATACAGGACAGGTTGGTTACACATTAGGTAACACATTTACTTTAGACAATTTAAGTAGCGGTAATTATTATTTATTTGTTAGAGATGCTAATTTTTGTCAGTTAGATTTAAGTGGTTCATTAACGACCCAAAATGGGTTTACAATATCAAGTATTAACGTCACCAACTCAAACTGTAATCAAAATAACGGTGAAGTGACTGTACAGATAGTCGGTGTCGGTAGTCAAGATTATTTATTTGTTTTAAGCGCTCAAACCGGAGGTAACGTATATTCAACATATAATTCTAATCAAACTTTTACCCAAACGGGTCTTAGTAATGGCGTTTACGATTTATTAATATCGGGGTCAGGAGCTCCTTGCACTTACACAACCACAGTAACTATTAATTCACAACAAAAATTTAATATTACAACATCGTTAACGGGAGCAACTTGTGGATACCCTAACGGTATATTAGATGTTGTGGTTGGGACAGGTTATACAGGTCTTTTAACTTATGTGTTAGAAAATCTTGATTCACCATTTGTAAACGACAGTGTAATACCAAACACTGCGGTGACTGCGGAAACGTTTAATAATTTAGTTGGAGGTAATTACACAATATCTGTTATTGATAGTGACGGTTGTGCAATTAGTGAGACAATTGCTATTACATCTACAAGTACGGTTAATTTTGGAATAACTCCAACCAATTGTACGGGAAGTGATGATGGTAGTGCTACCGTTTCTATATATCAAGGAGAACCACCTTTTACGTATCTTTGGTCAAACGGGAATACGGGAACAACTATATCAAATCTAAGTGCGGGAACATACTCATTAACGGTTACTGATAGTAATGGTTGTGTCGACACCAACTATTTTAATATAACTTGTATTGGTCAAGAAATTACTAACTATGAAGTTTTTAGTTTATGTTCTAATACATTTACAACGACAAGTGGGAATAAACGAGGATTATCACAAATGTTCTCCGAAGGGTTTATGGATGTAACATCGGGTTATACGGGATGTACATTGAATAGTGCCGATTTAAATTGTGTTATAACTATTAATGGTAGTGCGTACACCCAAACATTTGCAAATATAACGTCTATAGATGATATACCATCTGATAATTTATGGGTTGAAACTATCGATAATATATTGTCAAGTACAAGTGCTGTAGGGTCATATCAAATTGACCAATTGACTAACACAATACATATAGAATCAAATTGTGTTGGTAATAATGATCCGATAGGGAATTCGGAGTATACTTTAGAACTTTCTATTGATTATGATGCAACTTGTACTGGTACAGGGACTACCTTAACCGCAACAACTTGTTGTTCACCAACAATAACTGATGTTAATTACCTTGGTAGTGGACTTTATGGGTTATATTTTAATTTAAATTGTGGGTCTTGTACTACAACATCAATACAATACTCAACAAATAGTGGATCCACTTGGAGTAGTTATAGTACCGCTGGGTGTAGCACTTATAGGGTATTACCAACAAGTGCGACCACAGGAACCACATATTTTAGAATGATTAAAAATTGTGGATCAACCATAAATAGTAACAACTCAAACGTATATATCTATACGTGATTTAATATTTAATTAGAGATGCCATATTCGATAGATATTACAGGGATTTCAGGTGGAACGGCACCAATAAGTGTTTATGTTTGTGATGAATATGGGAACAACTGTACTTTATTAGGAACATCTCCTGGTGTATATGTATTACCAACAATATTTCAAACTGCTACCACTATAATGATTAAAACTGTTGATAGTACGGGATGTCAGTATTTTAAATTTATATCTTGTTTTGACACTAATTATATATTAACGGAAGATGATTTTGCAATAATAACCGAAAATGGAGATAATCTAACTTATTTGTAATTAAAATATGATACTTCAAATAACAGGAACAACTAGCGGTACATCACCATATGATATTTATTTATGTGATGAAACGAATACATCTTGTTTTTATGTTTCAGGGTTAACAACAATACCTCCTGATGTTTATATCCTAACAGACAATTATTTTCCTGGTTTAAGTGTGTTATTTGTTAGACTAATCGATTTAAATGGTTGTAGTTATGAACATAAAATTGTCTGTGGATCAAAAATTTATCAAGACGGATTTGGATTTATATTTATGGATGATAACTATTATACCTTCCAATAAATAATGTTTGTAATATTTATAAAATAAAATGCCAGTAACTTATCAATATTTAACGGACAGGACATTAG